TTCTTCGTAGTTAAAATAAAGCCCACCCCAGGGGCGTTGATGCAGTTGAAAGTATTTATCTGTAAATAAAGACTCAATAATAAACTCTTTCATCGCATTGCGCTCAATGTCTTCTTGGTTTTCATAAATACTCTTAATTCGCAATGAATACGATTTGTTATTTGTAAGAGCTTCCCTACAAAGGGCGAATCTTTTTTTCGTCTGCGCCTTTGTAAATAGCAGGGCGCCAGTCTCCGAATACTTGAAGTGCAATTTCTTCACTTGCTTTTGAGTCATACCTTGTCAGCTCGGACATCACTGGGCGCCTTGTCACTATAAGACACTTTAAGTGCAAATGCAAGCCCCAGCAATAATCTTTCTCCTGAATGCCCCATAGCCATTCAAGAATTTCAAAAGAACGCAATCTACACCAATACCAATAATTCCGAAATTTGACAGCATCTTCAGCTTTCGATATTTGCGCAACGTAAAAAGTTTCTCTACAAAAAAACTCACCGACATCAGCAGCGCCAATACGAGTAATGCAATAATTATTCCACCAGCGTTGCTTTAATTTTATATTCGACTTTAGAACTTGAAAATAGTATTTTCTACGCATAATGTATAAAGCACGTCTTTTCCAGTCAATAGATGTGTACTTGCTGACAGGCTTTGCCTTGGGCAAGAAATCCTGCGGCGCAAGCAAAATTCGATGCTTGAATGGCTTTCTGAGCGGGTTTGGCACAAATGTATTGCAAGTAACCTGAATGGCAGGTTAGAATATCTCAAAGCTTTTGAGGTCTTATGCCGTGTCACGCTTTTTCTATGCCGTGATCTTACCGAGCGACGCAGGCGAGCAAATCGTCTGCGGGGAAATCCAACGCGAAAACGCTTTTGAGGTGATCAAAAGCCTTCAGCGCAGCAACCCAAAAGCCCTGGAAATCTACATCCGCAGAGTAAATGAAGTTCCCTGCCTCTGACGAAGAAAAGCAGCTTGTGCATTTATCGTGCTGCAAGGTTCATAAAAGCCTTAGCGAAGCAGCTGATTCGATGAATGCGCTTGAGAATCTCTTAAAGGAAAATCATGTTGCAATGAATGAAGAGTATAGAAAAATTGTATTTGAAAAAATAGGGGAAATCTGCTCTAGCAACTGGAGAATGAAAGTGCAAGCATTTAACATGAATGAATTTGAAGAAAGAATTATTGAGTCACCATAGCTGCAAATATGCTTTTAATTTGAAGATGCTTGACAGAGGGCGCCTTGTATATTACAGTTAAGAGGTACCTTGCAAAACCCTTGCAATGATCACGCTACAGCCTGGCAAGTTCGCGCCTGGGGACATTGTTTATGCTCGCTGGCACGGAGGCGAGTTATTTGAAGTCATAGAGCAAGTTTTCTCTGAAGCAATCGTTCCCCAGTACAAATGCAAAGAGCTTAACTCAAATGACCATTGGATTTTCTCGCAGCTTTATCTTGCAAAAAATGACATACGCCGCAAATTGAAAGACGCAAACCGCAAGCAGCTTACACTTCTTTGAATCAACTTCACTCAATCAACCTTCACTTTCAGAAAAAATGGCAACTTTTCTTTCTCGCAGAGAAGCTCAGGAACGTGCGCGTCAAGAAAAAGAACAAAAGCGCATGAACAAACTCAAGCATAAAGATTTGCTTTGGGCGGCAAAAAGAAGGTATCTCACCGATGATGAATGGTATGAGCTGCATTTTCTTGATAGAACATTCGGGAAATGGGGGCCTGAACAGGCACAATATGAATTTGGAATCCTAGAAGAAATGCGTCAGTTTTTCAAACGCCATGAAGTCGGCAGCAAATGCCCTCACATGAACGCACTAGAAAAACATCTAGCACTTCACGCAGAAAAAGAGCAAACCGAGGCGAAGCAAAAATCAAAGAGAACGGTTAAAGCTCACAAAAGCGAGGCGCTCGTCAAGAATTGAAAGTAATGTGCCACCTGTACTGGTGGCATTAGTACAACTTTGAAAGTTTGCACACCATCTCATGCTCAACGACTTAGAACGCGCAGTGATGGCTAGGAACATTCTAGTCACCTCGAAATCGAAACACAAGCAGCGCACAAAAGAAATTGATGAACAGAGAAATGCTCTGCTCATGCAAATGACATTACACGAGGAAGGATCAATTCAATATGAAGATATTGAACGACAAATAGAGATCCTCGACAGGCGGGAGTATGATCTTCACGCAAAATTCAAAAAAGTTCTTCAGACCGCTGACAAGGAAATCAATGAATCAATCGAAAAAATTATGGAGCGATATAAACAATCCGGTCGGGGTTGTGATTCTGCTTTGTCAGATGCGCCCGATAATGAGCTTGAGTCAACTTAAAAAATCCAACGCCATTGAAAAAGCGATTATCTCACTCGCCTCTCTGAAGATTCAACTTTTAATTAGCGGCGACTCAAATGGGGCAAAGCGAATTGAAAGGCAGCAAGCAGAAGCGGCGAAAAAAGGAATACTAATCTTGCAAGAACTTGCTAACACACTCAATCAACAAAGCAACTGACATGACACACGAACAAAGTCAATACGCGGTAGCTGAATCTGAATCAGCCCGCTTCACAATGATTTTGAATGACGCGATCAGAGATGGTCGTTTAAGTTGGCGTGCGAAAGGAATACTTGCAGGCTGTATGAGCCATGCAAATAGCTTTCAATTTAATAAGTCCTGGATTATCGAACATGGAACGGAAGGGCGAGATGCAATAAACAATGCTTTGAATGAACTGCGAAAGTATGGATACTTGCAAGATAAAGTCAACAAATGCGAAAAGACTGGAAAAATAACTGGCTGGGGCTTGATCTTCAGGGATCGCCCGAGCCCCCCAGCGGAAGACCGTCTCCCTGAAAATCCGTCAGACGGAGAAACCGTCTCACTGAAAACCCGTCAGACGGAAAAACCGTCAGACGGAAAACCAGTGACTATAAGAAGACCAATAAATCCAGAAGACCAATTTCAAGAAAACCAATTAGCAGGGCGCGTCGCGACGCCTCCACCGATCGCCCGAACCAGCGGACGCTTCACCGCGACGGCCACGGAGGTTCCATCTAATTTGAAAAAAGTCGCTGAACAAATCTGCAGCTTTTTTAACTCGCACAAGTCAGGGGCAAAAACAAAGCGAGCTTTCAACGGTTTAATAAAAGAGCTGCTGCAAATTCAATCTGACAAAGCAGGCGGGATCAAAGCTGTTCAAAGTCAACTGTCTATAGCAATTAAAAAATCAGAGATGGGCGAAAAGAAATGGGCATCAATAACTTATGAAAACTGGCAACGGTTTGGGCAAGGCAATACAAGCAGGAGTAATTTTCAAAGTCACTCGCTTCCAATGATAGAGGTTGCGTTTGCCGAAGATATGGTGTAGGATCTTAAAACACTTCACTCGCCTGGAAACCATGACAGTCCTGAATGTCGAAGAGTTTGAAACTTCTGAAGACTCTTCTTTGATAGAAAAACACTTTCTCGCTGCCGCATACAATCATCTTTCTTTTGACGCCAGCAGCAATGATTGGATCTGTGATTTTATGGATCTGCCCGGATCTATTGACATGTTTAGCGACATGTTCAACAGATACGCATTTTCTTGCTTGTATGAAGAGTTTTCTAACTTTTCAGAAGTCCCGATCAATGACATTACTTTTTCTACGCTTATCAAGAAAGCGTCTTCATGCGAACTAAAAGCAGCTGAAAAATATGTGCAAAGCATTGCCAGCCTTCCTGTTGAAAATAATCTTGATGTATGGCGCTTTAAGGTTCTGCCTATCTGGAAGCTTCATCGTTCTCGCCGTTTAGTCAAAGACTATCTTAAAACGTCACTTGACTTAGTAAGTAAAAGCTGCAGCCAATCTGAATCCAAAATTGCTCTAACAAATGTTCTTCACGCAGCTGAATTGCTGGAGGGCAATGACATCGCTCAAGAGGGCCTGCACCCCCTTCTCGCCTCCCGAGAGATACTGCTAGGCCCGAAGCTCCTCAGACGGGTGCTACAGACCCGTTTCAGCGGGCTGAACAGCTGTCTCGGCGGGGGGATCCGTCACCCGGAGAGCGAGGACAAGGGACGACTGATCGTTGTGGCTGGCAGACCGGGCTCTGGTAAATCAACCTGGGCAATGAATCTTGCTCTTGATGTCGCAGCGAAAGGATGCAAAGTATTGTATTACTCGCTTGAAATGTCAGATAAAGAAGTCTCCGACAGAATGATAAGCTGTCTCGATTATCTTAATTGCATTGAAAATAACGCAAGAAATCCTTTATCTTATGCGCATATCATTAGACAAGCTGGCGATGAAGAGCAGAAAGAGCGAGTAAGAGAAATGCAGCTAGAGGAAATTGCGCAGAACTTAATTTTTACGAAAACATACGAAGTAACGCCAGATCAAGTTGTTTCAAGAATAAAAGCAGAGAAACGCAGAAACAAAAATCTTGGCTTAGTTGTCATAGATTATCTCACCTTGATGGATCTTGATTCAGAAAAAGTTTCAAGTGAGAATAGAGCGCTTGCTGTTGGAAAAGCAACGAGGCGACTTAAATCAACTGGCTTAGAAACCGGAGTTGACATTCTCGCCGTTTGTCAGCTAAACAGAGGCGTTGAAATGCGAGAAAATAAAAGACCGACGCTTGCTGATCTTCGTGAGTCTGGGCGCATTGAAGAAGATGCTGATGTGGTTATTATGAATTTCTGGCCATACTATTACGACAAAGAGCAAGACCCTCTTGCGTATGAATATGCGGTTGTTAAAAATAGACAGGGCGCGACGGGGACGTGTAATGCAACTTTTGCGGCTCAGTTTTATGCGATGATGGATTCACAAAGTCAATTATGAAACATTCATCCCGCCATCAGGCTTGTCCAATATGTGGGCGAGATACAGATGACAAATGCAGGTGGAACGATGAAATGATATTTTGCTATAACGGAGATTCTTTTTCTCCGCCTCATTACCTGAAAACGGGCGACAAAATAAAAATAGGACTAAATAGCTATGCTTTGTTTTCGCAGGTGTGTGGTTTTGCTGGCAACTCTTACGGCTTTGCGCTGGTTGACGACTTTGATTACAGGTTCCTGCCCTATCAAGATAAAAAAACTTTTAGGAGAGAGTCTGTAAAAATCACTCGCACACTTGTCGCGAAGCAAGACAAACTCTACAGTTTTTTACAGGCCTTGCGCGATGAATGCGATTTTTATGAAATGAACCTCGACGAGTTTTACGCAAATAAACGTTATACAAAAAAAGCAGTACAGCTTGTCGAGCAGTTTATAGATTTTCTTGTTCTTAATAAAAGATTCGTCGTGAATTATCTTTTACATCTAAACTCAGTGACAGAGCGGCAAGAGAAATTGCACGCCACTCTACAAAAGATCTATAATTTTGAGCGCTTGCATTTTGATCAGGTCTATGACGACTGAAACAGAAGGCGCACCAGCTCCTGGATGGGTGTCAATTTTTACGGTGCGCGAGGATCTTGAGCCGCCTGGCTACGCAGAAGCTTTCATAGAAGCTCATGACACATCAAAGCAATATGGCTGGGGCGTGCTAACGACAAGAGGGGTTGGCATCATCAAGGTTTTCGATTGGGAAGAAGCAAAAAGAACAATGCCATACAAGTGGCTTAACACGCACAAAGATCAGCCAGCGCCAGTCAACAAGACCGAGACACTTGTTAAAGAAACGCTGAAAGCATTACGCAAAAGTCAGAAGTAACTTAAAAGTCACTCCATTCGTTTTTGATTTCTTCAAGCTTGCCAAGAGTTACTTTTTCAAAATCTATTGGAGCTACGGGTATTTTTCTTGTCATGTTTTTCTTTTCAGCATTCTCTGCGGTTGCTATTCCGTTCACTTCGCAATACTTTTCATACCACTCTTGAACCATTCTTCTGTCAACAAATCCCTGCATAAGCCTTGAGATCGCTTGGACGCTCTCGCCTTTTTCAAAAAGCAGGTTCGCGGTTACCCGCAAGATTCGGTTGAGTGACGTGGCGCCTCGTGTTGGCATTTTGAAACTAA